TGAGATGCCCTTCGTATCAATACGTTAAGAGGATGACTTGGGCAGAGTTTCTTATAAGGTTGCATGGGTTTAGGCGTGGTCAAGAGAATGATATGATGATGTTGCGAGAACTTTCATGGATAGTTTACACAGCACCTCATAACGACCCTAAAAAGATTAAGAAAACTAAGGACACATTCTGGCCTATTAAAAAGGCTGTTTCTAGCAGTAGGAGGGAAAACATGATAGAAGCATTTAAAAAGGCACAGGAGAAATACTTAGAAGAAAAGAGACTAAAAGATGGCAGCTAGTGGTAAAAATGACATGACCTTAAGGGTTGGAGCAGAAACTAAGGACTTCCAAAAAGGTATGGATCGCCTTCAAAATGAGGTAGTCAAAACCGTTAAGGAGTTAAACGACTTAGGTGTTGCATTTGGTAAGCAAACAATTTCTGCAAAACAATTCGCTGACCAGACTTCCAAGCTAGAGAGGAAACTCAATGTTAATCAGAAGGCTTTACGTGGTATGCAAATGCAAAGTAAAGGTCTTGGAAGTACCTTATCTGCTAACGCCATACCAGCCACACAAGAATTTTCTCGTATTATCCAAGATGCTCCTTATGGTATTCAAGGTGTGGCTAACAACATCCAACAATTAACAGCACAGTTTGGTTACTTATCTGCTAAGAGTGGTGGTGCTAAGAACGCACTAAAAGCCATGATAGGTTCTTTGTGGGGGCCTGCTGGTATTTTACTCGCTGTATCTGCTGTTACTGCTGGATTACCATTTCTAATTAAAGCATTTAAAAGCTCTAAGGATTCTTTAGAAGATACTAAAATGGCTGTTGATGACTTAACAAGAGCTTATGATAGGTATTTAGAAAGGAGTAAGGATGCTCAAACACTTATTGATGAGCAAACTAAAATGCAAGTTGCTCAAGCTAAACTCATGGGGGCTAGTGAGGATGAGATAAATAAAATTACTGCTAAAGGTGTTTCCAAAAGGGTTGCTGAGATAGGCAAGGAAATGATGAAAAGGCAGCAGCTTATTGAAAAATACACTGAGATATATAACAATCTATTTGATAAAGGTGGTGAAGATAATTTAAAGTTAATTGAGGAGTATGGTCTTGAGATAGATAAGCTGAATAGAAAAAATGAAGAATCTAGGATAGATATTCAAAAGTTAGGCAACACAATAGTTCTTAATAATTTAGCAGAATCACTAAGAAAGAAAGAGGAGTTATACAAGAAGTCTGAGGAGAATATTAGGAAGATATTATTTGACACTCCATCCTTTGGTGCTATGGGTGTTGGTACTTTTGATAATCGTGGAGGTGGTAGCTTCTCTGGTATGTTTGCAGGACTATTTGATTTAGAAACGCCAGAGTTTGTGAAGTCTGCTGGTGCTGATATAGTTGCTGCTGTTGAAACAACAAACGATGAGTTAGAGGTAGCAGCAAATAATAGTATTAACATAGGTAATAACTTAGCATCTGCATTTGCTGATTTTGGATCAAGTTGGGGTCAGGCTTTAGCTAATGGGAAAGGGTTTGTTGAGAACGCTGGCGTTATATTAATATCTGCTGTTGGTGATATATTAGTTGCTCTTGGTAGGGCTACAATAGCTGCTGGTATTGGTATGCTTGCGTTAAAGTCAGTATTTGCCAACCCTCTTGCTGCCATTGTCGCTGGTACAGCTATGGTTGCTTTAGGTTCTTTACTTAAAGCTAAGATGACAAATATTACATCAGGTATAGGTAGTGGCTCATCATCAAGCGTAGGAGGTTCTGGTTCATCATCATTCAGTGGTTCGTCATCAAGTGCGACAAGTTCAAGCTCAGGAGGTGGAACGTATGTGTTTGAAATAGAAGGAACTAAATTAGTAGGAGTATTAAGCAATACATTAAATAGGAATAGGGCTTTAGGAGGTTCATTAGGGTTTTAAGATATGGCAGTTAAATATACGATAGAATATAACGATGTAGCGAATATTCCTCACGCCTTACTTATCTATGATAATGATTATTCTGGGTCTGCTAATTCAGTAAACGGAAGAATATTCTTTGATGCTGCTGATACTGATGACCCATTAGAAACTATTAGAGGACATGGTTTAAGAGTTGAGTTAGATGCTGACTCAGCTATGACCTACTCAGACTTATATTCAGAGGATCAAAAGACGTTCAATGTCAAGTATTTTAGAAATAGTGTTCTACTTTTCGATGGATGGATAAACCCAGAGGGTTGGTTCGAGGACTTTGTTAACGATAAATGGGTTGTTTCATTTGATTGTATTGATGGATTATCATTCTTAAAAGACTTAGCTTTCGTAAATGATGCATATGGTCATAACTTTTTGGGTAGGTTCACTCAAATAGAACTACTTTCAAAGGCTTTAATACGTACAGGGCTAAAACAAAACATAAATGTAGATATTCAAATATTCTATACAGGACTAGCAGAGACTAATTGCATACTTAAAAATGTAAATGCAAGGGTCACTAGATACATAAAAGACGATGATAATACAGTAATGAACTGTGAGGAAGTCATAAAAGACATCCTAGAGCCTTATGGAGCGTGTTTAACGTCATTTCAAGGTGAGTGGTATATCTACAAGCCTAATCAGATTTTTAGTTCAGCTACGCTCACGTATCACAGTTTTGATTATTTAGGTAACGAATTGCTATCAGGAGCAACTTCTACTTTAAGTATTGCTGCAAGTCTAGGGTCTGACGTTGACTCTTATGCTTTATTCCATTGTTCATCTAATCAAAAGATAAGTAAGGAAAACTCAGTAGGTGCATTTAGGGTTAACTACAAGTATGGTAAGGCTACCTCTTTAGTAGGTAACAATTATTTCTATACTGATAATGGCACAACACTTGATGATTGGACTATTGCCTCTGGCGTTGTTGCCTCTGGTTTATTAGAATTATCTGCTGCTGGCGGTAGTGGTGTTGTAATAGAGGCTCAGACAACCACAACAGACACTCAGGTGTTAGAGACAAAGGTTGAGGGATTAAGCACTGATGATGTTGTAAAATATAAGTTTACGCTTAACTGTACTTTGCCTGTTGGTGCTGAGACTGCTGGTGTGGCTTGGACAATGGATTGGAAGTACCAAATCATCTCCTCCAATACGGCAGAAAGTGTGTTTAGGTATCTAAGACCAGGTGGTAAGGTTTGGGCTGCTGTGACTGACTCAACTGTTTATAGCATTACTCCTAATTTCACTGGAGGTCTTATACAGTTTGAGCAAGAGCTTGACCCTTTACCTCAAGATGGTAAGATAATAATTAGGTTATTTGATGGACAATCTAACACAGCACCAGCTACATTTGATATAGAACTAATAGAATTTGATGTAGTACCATCCGTAGTTGATGAATCAATAGAGGGTGAGTTCCATACTGTACAAAGGACAAATAAGATTATACCTAAAGCAAACGATGTTAAAGAGGTATTCACAGGAGATACTGCATCTGATTTATGGGTAGGTACGTTATATAAAGCAGATGGTAGCACACCTACAACAACATGGTTTAGGTCAGGTGTAACAGAAGAAAAGCCTATATTACAGATTTATGGTGAGGAGGTATTACAACTAAACGCAGCCACAGCGACTGTATTCTATGGTAGTATTTATGGGTATTTCCCATCACTATCTAGGGTTGTTATAAATAATGTTAGTGGAGTGTTTATGCCTATTTCATGGAATTACGATTCTCTATCAAATATAACAACAGTAACGCTAAGGCAGATATTTAATACTTCATTAGATGATATATTTTATCAATTATCTTATGATTATGGAAAAGTTGTTAAGCCTACTATATTAGGTACATACACTCAATCAGGAGGGGGAATAACACCTCCAGTAGATACAACATCACCGCTAAAAGGAACTATTAACTCAATACTTCAACCATAATGGCAAATATATTTATAAATTATACACCAGGAGGTGATGAGACAACAGACGTAGACGATCTTATATTCCATATATGGGATGGTGTTAATGTGTTTAGGTATATGGGTTCTGTAAATACAGACCCAGAAGTGACTAGACCTAGCAGTGATATTATATTTAATATAGATGTCGCTGATGCAACAACTTATAGCTTTAGAATCAGAGAGATTGATGAGGCTGGTAATTACGGCCCTTTAAGTGATGCGTTAGGGTTCACAACAGATTAATTCGTAAATTAGCATAATGAAAGGTGATTATAGAATATTGACAATAAGTTACAACTCAGGCCCTTTCTACCCGATAGCTTGTGTGACTGATAATGGTATGTCTGAATCTGTACAGATGCTAGACACTACAACAAGAGATAATGGTGGGTGGAGGACATCTGTTCCAACAATGCAAAGTGGAACTATTGATTTCACAGGTATTTATGAGCAGGGTGGTGACTTTACTATTGATGATTTAAGAGATATATTCAGAGGTGGGAATATTATTAATTGGAAAATATCATCATCAGATGGTGGTTATATTCATGATGGTGAGGGATATTTCTCAGCACTATCTGATGCTTCTGAAATGGATTCTTTTGTATCTTTCTCAGGGTCAATTCAAATAAGTGGTAATATAGGATTGACTGCATTTTATGATGGTGATGTATTCTATGCTGATGGTTTCTATGATAGTGGATTCTATGAGGGGGCAAGTTAAAAAATAAATTATGTTATTAGGAAGTTCTAGGATATTATACATTAAAGATACTACATGGAAAGCTATTGGGTGTGAAACTTCAAACAGTTTATCTGAGAGTATAAGTCTATTTAATAGTACGCAATCAAGTACTACAAATGGATGGACAAGTTTCAGGACAGGTGCTGTTGAGTATAGTATATCATTTGATGGTATAATTGATTCTACAAGTTCTTTTAATTACTTTGACCTTGTAGCTTTAAAGCGTGCTAGGACTAAGATTGAATGGAAGATAGAGTCTGCTGATGACGTATATAGACAGACTGGATTTGGATATTTTTCAGACATATCAGAAAGTTCGCCTGTTGATGGCTACGTTTCTTTCTCAGGTAATATAACTGGTTATGGTAGCATAACATCAGAAGAAATAACACCTTAGATTATGGTAATACTAACATGGATAGCAGCAACAGATAGGTCTGGTACAACATCAGATATTAACACTCATTATAGTATTTTCTAATGGATATATGTAAAAAGTTAATAGAGTTTGAGGATGAGTTGAAAGCTGATATGAAGTACTTATCTAATGACAACGACTTAATATTAGACTCCTTCCAAGACGCTTACATTAAACTACATGGCTATGGTGAGAAGCGTAAGAAGTTCTATGGCACTGATGCCTCTATCAAATCCTTACTAAAATTTGTATGTAAGAATATACTAATAGATAAGCTAAGAAAAATACAAAGAGACAAGATAGACCCTATTGACAATACGTACACATTCATAGACTACAATACGCCAGAGGACTATCTAATTGAGAACGAGCAAGCACTTGACGACCCGTATGTTGCTAAAAAGTTAAATGATGCGTTTAGTAAGATGAGCCATGAGATGTACATGACTTATAAATTGCGTCAGAAAGGGATAAGATTTAAGGATATTGCTTACTTAACAGACACCTCTATGAGTACTTCTTTAGGCAGGAATAGACACGCAAGGATAAGGATAGAGAACGAATTTAAAGAAGATAAGTAACCTAATTATAGTGACCTTGTAGCGCAGAGTAATCGAAAGGTGAAGAAACGAGTATGGACACATTAGATTTAAAGGTATGAGAAACGTTATGGAGAAAGTTAAGTCGTCAGGTTGGATTCCTAACCTATTGACACCAGCATTATTGATAGTTATTATATTTAATACAGTTAAAATAACAGCGTACATATCTGAAATTGAATCAAGAACATTATCCAGTGTTGAAATGAAGGTTAGGTTAGAGGATCACATGGCTACATGGACACCTGTAAGACAAGAAAAAGCATTTGAGAGATTAGCTCAAACAGAAGAGGCTATCATAGAATTAAAGGAAGCCGATAGAATATCTGAACTTGATCGCAAACAGATTAAAGAATCGCTTGCTAGGATTGAAAAACTACTCAAATAATTTAGTATCTTTACATAAAAATAAATATTATGGACAACTTTAAAAGATTATGGATGTCTGCCGTAGGTGGATTTGTTATTGGTATGTTATTAGCTTTCTTTACATCAATCAACCCTTTTGTAGTATTAGTGGCTATTATATTCTCAGCAGCAGTTATTTATTTTGCAACAGGCATTAAGAAAAGTGATGGAGGATTTAACAACCCAGGATTTTAGTTATGAAAAAGGGAATGAAGTTTTATAACGATAAAAAGTTTTGGTATATGGCAGCACTATGGATTATATTTGCTTTAATTGTTGTTGTCGGATATATATCATGGAAGTACTAATTTACTTATCAATCTTCTCAATCCTACTGTGCTTTAAGCTATGGTGGGATTGGAGGGCTAAGACTAAGAAGAAGCGTATAATCAATCACTTTAGAAGTGCATTAATAGATGGGTTAATATATGGAATATCAGGCTACTTACTCTTTGGTTGGGGATTTATCGGCTGGTTCGTATTGGCTATTGGATTACGATGGATATTGTTCGACCTCTTTTTCAACCTTATCAATGACTGGGAATGGAATCATTACGGTTCTTCCTCAAAATTGGACAAGTTCTTACTCAACTTAGGTGACTTCCATTTAGTTCCCAAATTGGTAACTTTAGCATTAGGTATTATTTTAATCATATTCACATGACAGTATTAGAGATGGCGTTAAGCCAGTACGGTATTAAAGAAATTGTAGGCAAGAAACACAACCCAGAGGTATTAAAATACTTTCATGATATGGGTCATGATTGGGTAAAGGATGATGAAACAGCTTGGTGTTCAGCTTTCATTAATTGGTGTGCTATGTGGGCTAATAAACCATTTAGCGACAAGTTAAATGCTAGATCATGGTTAGATGTAGGTGAAGCAGTAGAAGTGCCTCATATTGGCGATGTGGTAGTCTTATGGCGTGAGTCTCCTGGTAGTTGGAAGGGTCATGTAGGTTTATTCATTCGTGAGGCTGGTGATTACATATATATCTTGGGAGGTAATCAGAACAACTCTGTAAGTATAAAGGCTTACCCAAAAGCTCAATTATTAGAATATAGACGATTATAATGGGAGAGCCAGAGGATTTTAAGAAGAAAACAACAGTAACATATGGTTTAATCATTTATGTTGGAGTTGTCATGGGAGCAATGGGTTATTTATTTGCAAGTATGGAGCATAATGACAGACAGGCTGTTAAAAGTGCTTTAGATAATAGAGAATACACAGAGCAAGAGGTTGGAGGTTTGAGATCAGATTGGGAACGTCAAAATGAAATTGACTTAGGTAGGTTTAAGCAGCTTGAGGAAAGGATAAAAGAGTTAGAAGATAACCATAAAAAGTAATACTATGAATCCAATAATAGATGCACTGTTTAGTGGTGGAGGTAAAGCGTTAGCAGGGCCTATTGAGGCGATTGGTAATGTATTAGATAAGTTATTCACCTCAAAGGATGAGAAGTTGTCTAAGGAGGAAGCTATGATGCGTCTATTACAGCAACCATCTATTGCTCAGACAGAGATTAATAAGGTAGAGGCTGCTTCAAGACATTGGTTCGTTGCGTCTTGGAGGCCGTTTATAGGATGGGTATGTGGATTAGCACTGTTCTACAACTTTATCATTCGTGATATTACTGCGTGGATATTGTCAGTTAATGCACCAGATATGATACCCCCTCCAGAGTTAGCTATGGAACACTTACTCACTGTGTTAATGGGTATGTTAGGACTTGGTACTTTAAGGACTTACGAGAAGATAAAAGGTAAGGCAAAATAAACTACTTTAGCCTTATTAAATAATCATTATGAAAGAAACAAGACCACGTTTAAAAGGTAAGATTCGCAAAGCCTATGAAAATCTTATCAAGGATGAAAACAGAGTATTAGTAATTGGAGACTTACATGAGCCATTCTGTTTAGATGGCTACCTAGAGTTCTGCAAGACTACATACAAAAAGTATAACTGCAACAAAGTTGTATTCATTGGGGATTTAGTGGATAACCATGCAAGTTCTTATCATGAGACAGACGTAGATGGTTTGTCTGGTGGTGATGAGCTTGACTTGTCCATTAAGAAGATAAGGGGATGGTATAAGGCGTTTCCAGAGGCTGATATGTTGTTAGGCAACCACGACAATATTATCATGCGTAAGGCACAGACAAGTAGCGTTCCTAAGAAGTGGATAAGAAAATACAAAGATGTGTTAGAAACTCCTAATTGGAACTATGTACATAGGGTAGAGATAGATGGCGTAGCTTATGTTCATGGTATAGGATCAAAGGCTCACATAAGAAGTGTAAAGGATATGCAATCAACAGTACAGGGCCATCATCATACAGATGCTTACGTACAGTGGAAAGTTGGTAGCAATAATAAGATATTTGGTATGCAAGTTGGTTGTGGTATAGACAAAGACAGTTATGCTATGGCTTATGGTAAATGGTTTCCTAAGCCTGCTATTGGTGTTGGTATAGTAATTGGAGGTCACACTGCTTTCAATGTACTTATGGACTTATAGGTTTTGTTTTCATTTTTTGTTTTGTTTTTGGGGGTTGCGTTTTCGTAGCCCCTTTTTTGGCTAAATGAAAAAAAAATACGATTTTCCTTGCACAGTAAATTTATTATATTTACTTTTACTTCAAATTAAAATATATATCATGAATAACACAATAGTATTAATCCGAGAAGGTAAAGATTTTAAAGTAATTTATCCTAAAACAAAGAAATAATGAAAAAATCACAAGTAACATTAGACGCATGGGAACAAGAACTTCCTAGAACACTATACAATAGGCTTAAGCCTCAGTATGAGAAGAAATTAGAGGCACTAGCCACTACATACCCTATCACCTACAAAGTTATATCAAGAGAATTTAGAGACAATACGATCATTCTTGATTGCGACTTCAATGTATTAGATGCTTGTCGTGTGATGATGGGTTGGGATTTAAACAATTTATACGAATATTTTAACGCACCATCATGAGACAGACAAACATATACGACTTCATCAATGATGACTCTAAAGATTGGATTGACAAGGAATACATCGTGTGGAAAGCATTTAGCAAAGGTGAATGGACAGAGTACAGCCCTAAGTTCTTAGACTATGACGAAGCAACAGAATGG